GAGGCGCCCGATCTCGTCCTGTGCGCGGGGATCATCCATGATCGGATAATTCATCGTCACGGCGCCCGGTCCCATGTTGACCGTATAGCCGCCGCCGTAGCCGCGGATCATGTCGGCGGAGCCCGTGAATAGCGGGTTGAGCGCGTAATTGGTTTGCCCGGCGCGAATCTCCGCCCAATTGGCCGGGAGGACGTTGTTACCGCGCATCCCCAAGCCGGATCCTTGCGGTAACGCGACGCCGTTTAGATACTCACGCCCATAGCGAAACGCCGATCCGCCGCCCGCCGCGCCCGTCAAAAATGCCGCATTCGATGGCGTGTTGCCCGCGGCGCCGCCCGCGCCGAGATTCAATCCGCCGCCGCCGAGATTCACGCCGCCGCCGCCCATGACGCGATCGATCGCGATCCGCGCTTGATCCGCGGCGCCCGTCACCGTGTCGAGCGATTGCGCCGCGCCCGTGCCCCAATCGCGCAACGTCTGTTCCGCTGCCTCCGCTTCGGCGCGCAATTGTTGGAGGCGCGCGTTGCTGTAATCACCCGCGCTCGCTTTCGCTGCCTGATAGGCGTCCTGCGCGTCCTTGGCGAGCTTGGCAAAGTGCGCGCGTGAGGTAACGTCCGCCTCCGCGGTTTCCTGAATGTAGCGGCGCGCCTCGTCGTTGATCTCGCGTTGGAATGCGAGCTGTTGTTGCTTGAGCGTCGCCAGATTTTTGAGCGACTCTTGCTCCGCCTTGTGCGCGTCGGCGACCGCGCGCACGGCGATCGCGCTCACGTCGTACGCGTCGGCGAGCGCCTTTTGGCTCACGCCCGCGTCGAGGTAATACTTGATCGCCGCGACGACGTCGCCGCTCAGACTATTGATCACGCCTTGCGCGCCGGTTGATGCGAGCACGATTTCGTCGGTGCCCGCTTTCCATGCCTTATAGGCGGGCGTCGCTTGCTCGATCGCTTTGGCGTTGTTGGCGAGCGCGATCGCGAGCGCCGCTTGCTCCGCAACCAATTCCTCCGTCGTGAGCGTGATCAACGCGAGCGGTTCCGCCGCCGCTTTGGCCGCGCCGCCGACAACCGGCAACGCGTTGGCGGCGTCGTGCAACGCTTGCGCGACCGCTAATTGCCCGCCGCCCATCCCGGCTTTCGGATCAATGAGATTCGCGCCGATCTCGGCGAGCGCAACGACGATCCCTTTACTGACGCGCGTCACGACGGATCCCAATTCTTGCCACGCCGAGATCGCGCGCGCCGACATCACGGGCGCCTCGTCGCCAAGTTTTTGCATGTCTGCCAAGACGGCGGGTAGTACCTCTTTCCACGTTTTGCCAAAGGCTTGCTCCGCCATCGTCGCGCGGAGGATCGGATCCTCGATCCGTGCGATCGCCGTGCCCAATTGCAGCATGGCGTTATACGGCGATTCGTCTTTGAGATCGGCGAATTCGATCCCGAGGAATTTGCACGCGGCGACAAGGCCTTTGTCGCCCGTGCCGATGGCGAGCGCGAGATTTTGCGCGGTCCCGGTTAACGCCGTCATCGGCACGTTCGCTTGTGCGCTGATGTACTGCAACCGCTGGACTTCGTCGGTCGCCATCCCGGTTTGCTTGGCGATTTTATCGATCCCCTCCGCCGTGTCGATCATCGTCTTGGCGAATCCGACGACGGCGGCGACGCTGAACGCGCGCGTAATCAGCGGACCAAAGGCGGCGAGCGACGGCGCCGCCTTGCCGAGCGCGGCATTGAGATCGGTTGTGGCCGCGGCGGTATCTTTCAGTCCGGTTGGCTTGACATTCGAGACGAATCCGACCGCTTTGCTCGCGCGATCGCCCGACGACGACAAGCGATCAAGCTCCGCCTCCGCTTTTTGCGTTTCCGCAATAAAGTTTGAGTAATCGCCGAGAAAAACGCCGGTAATCGACATCGGGTGTTAGGTTCCGGTTAACCGCTCGTCCTCCGCGATCAATTCCTCAACGAGCACGGCGTACACGTCGGGATCGAGCGCCGCTATCCACTCGTACCGCCAATGGCAACGACGCGCGAGCGCGAGATCGGAGGCGATATGCTCGCGCCATCGGGGATTGTTTTTTTTTCGGCCTCGCGCTTGGCGTCGTGCGCGGTTTCGTGCGCGTCGATCGCCGTGCGGATTTCGGCAAATGCCGGACCGTCAAGGTTATCGAGGACGGCGGCGAGATCGTCGGCGTCAAGTCCGGCGATCGGGACGTCGTCGTCGCTCAACCGCCAGTCGACGAGGTACGCCACGACCGTGGCGCGCCCGATCTCGTGCAAGCGGAGTTTGGCGTTGCCGTCGTCCGAGACGTCATACATGCGCGCCGCGCGCGCGCGCAATTGCCCGGCGTTGAGGCGCGTGCGAACGATCAACACGTCGCCATTGGCGAGCGGGAGTTCCGTGGTCCCCGGCGTCACAAATCGACTCATACGCTTTACCTATGCGGTTGTCCCAATTCCGCCGCGACGCCGCCGCTCGTGTCGACGCTCACGGATTTGACCGGCCAACAAAAAAACCCGAGTCCGGCGCCGATCGGCGCGACGAATCCGATCCCGGCTTGCCGGACGAGGAACCGATCGATCCGCGTCGCCGTCGTGCGGAGGCGCCATGTCTGTTTGCTTTTGGTAATCGTCCACGGTCCGAGGCGCGCGGCGCTCGTGTGCCCGATCACGAATTCCGCCTCGCGTCCCCGGACTTGCAGCGACGTGAACATTTACGGCGTTTGATCCGGTCCGGTCCACGGACCGCCCGCCTTGAAATTGCCCGTCACTTTGGGCGCCATCAAGGAACAATCGATCGACGCGTCGAGGTACGCCGGTCCCGTCCAGAAAAACAACGCCTCGTTTTTGTTGGGCGTGAGTTTCAGGATCCCCGGTTCCGTCGCGAGCGCGGCGACAAACAACGCCAATTCGGCGCTATTCCAGAATCCGCCGAGCGATCCGCTGATGTCCGGCAAGCCGGGGATATAGACCTTGTTGACGTCCCCGAAACACGTGACGTCCTCGTAATCCGTCGCGAATGAGGCTTTCCATGTGTTGAGCGAAATGATCGGCGCCGTTGTCCCCGGCGCGGGCGGCGGCGCGTAACTCACTTCCCCGTATCGACCTGAGAGAATCATAGGATCCCTTTCCCGCGTTACTTGGACGCGAACAGTTCATAGACGCCGCCGCGGCGATACCAGCGCAACGATCGATCGTCGGCGTCCACGTCGATCGGCGGACGGACGCGCCCGGTCCGCGCAATCGAGACGGACGGAAACCCGGCGACGACGGGCGCGGCGTCGTGTAACACCGCGTCGATCCGGTCCGCCGCCGCTTTGATTTGCGGACCGCCGATCGCGCTACTGACGCCATTCGCCGTGACGAGGTACGACACGATCTCAAAGCCGCCGCCGTCGAGCGTATGCGTGTCGACCGTGGGCGCCGTCAGCGACACAATGACAAACCGTTGCGCGCCGCTTGGCGCCTCGTCGATATAGACGCCGTCCGGCATGAGCGCGGCGAGCGCACTATCCGCCGTGAGCAAGTCCACGATCGCGGCGTCGAGATTCGAGCCGTCATGATTGGACATGAATCACCAATCCGGCGGCGCGCATATCGTCCGCGGCGGCGCGCTCTAACTCGCGTCGCGCCTCGATCATGCGCGGGATCAACGTTGGGCGCCCCGGCATGGCGCCGCGGTACCATCCGGCGCCCGTGTAGCGCGGACCGCTCCCGTGCTCGTACGCGGCGGCGTGGCGCGCCGTGGACGCGACGATCGCGCGCGTGCGGAGTCCCGTGGTTTCCGTCGTGACACGGACCCCCGCGCGGAGGCGTCCGGTCCGCATGGCATAGGCGGCGGCGATGGCGCCCGCCGTGGCGTTGGCGTGCGATTGCGTCCGCCCGACGTGCGCGCTCGCCAGCGTCGACGGCAACGCGCGCAATTCCACGCGCATTTCCGGCAACCCGTGCCACGTCAAGCCGGTCATAAGACTTGCTCCGCGACGAGTAACTCCATGTCGATCGCGCGTGCCTCTGGCGTGCCGACATAGAGCACGGAAAACGCGCGCCCGGCGTGCGTGACGCGTGTTTTCGTCGTCACGCCGGGATGATGGCGCCCGGTGAGCACGTGTGTGGCTATGCTCGCGACGGTTCCCGTGGTCACGCGTTCCAAATCGCGGACGCCCGCCGGGCGGATCCGCGCGTGCCACGTCGGCGGATCGAGCGGCGTATAGACGTCGGTAAATCCGCCGTCCCCGTCCGGCGTCGGCGTCGGATGCGCGAGCGTCACGAGATGGCGAGCGGCGCCGATGGGCATAGATCACGCGAGCGCCGGATCCCGCCGACGCTTCACAATGTTTTCGACCGCCGCCCAGACCGCCGCGTCGAGTTCCGCGTTGGGCAAATCGTCCCCGCGGTGTTCGTAGTAGTACGCGACGAGCACGAGGACGGCGCGCTTGATTTCACTCGGGACCGTGGTTGCCGTCCACGCCGCGTCGGCGCGATCCTTCAGGTACCCGAACACGAGATCGTTGGCGTGTTCCCGCGTCGCTTCAATGTCCTCGTCGTGGTCGTTGTCCGTGATCCTGAGATGGCGTTTCGCCTCGTCGAACGTGACAAGCTCCGGTACGCCCGCGCTCATGATCGCGCCTCACGATCGCGGGCGTCGCGCCCGCGCTTGACCGCTAATTGCCACGCGCCATCGGCGCCCGGTTTCGCGCCCGTGTCGACGCGACAGATCCAGAGCGATCCATCGCTCGTGACGGCGTCGCCGATCCCGTAGGACTTGCCGCCGACGAA